ATGAAACCTTCAATAATTTTCAAGAACAAGAACGGGGGCAAAGAATGGTATGCTTACATCAAATATTCCGTAACAGAAGATGGTGTAAAAAAGGTCAAGTTGCAATCACTAAACATGAACTTTCCTTTATCTCAAATCCATTGGGGTGGAAAGAACGAAAAAGAAAAAGGCAAATTCGAGCTGTTAAGATTACAAGGCAAATACATTCGAGCTACCTTTGAAAATGCTGATGATGTGAACAACTTATTCAGTCTCCAATTAGACCGAGTGACTAACTTATCATATAGTTATGGTGTAATTACCAAATTCGATTTTCTTGGCTTTCTCGAAAAACAGATTGATGACTTATTTAAGAAGAAGAAATATGGTACCAGAGATAGTTATATTACTTTAAAAAAGGATCTCAATAACTTCTTAATCCAAACTAATCGAACAAGGATGCTTTTTCCAGACATCACTACCGAATTTGTAAACGACTTTAAAACCTACCTTGAAGGTACCAAGAACCTTAAAGCAAGTACTGTAAGTGTAAGGATGTATAAGTTCAAAGCTGTATATGAGAAAGCAATCAGTGATGATGTATACCTTCCATCTAAAAATGTTTTCTACAAAAAACAGTATAAAGCACCGAAAGCAAAGAAAGGCTTTCTATTGCCTCAAGAGGTAGAGCAACTGTTGATGTCCAAACCTTTGACCAATCCAGTACGCGGCCACTACCAGGAATTTGATGCCAATGGAAATATCATTCTTCAACCAATCGAGAAAGCAAGGCTAATGTTTATTACACAGATTTTCTCTAATGGTATGAGGGTGTCCGATATATTATTCCTTCGCTGGAATAATTTAGACTTTCGAGACAAGCATGCTCAGATAAAATATACAATGTACAAAACAGGTGAGGAAATGACTTTCAACCTTACAAATAATCTCATTTGGCTTTTGCAACATTTTGTAGATTCTGTCGACAGATTTGAGGATGAGAAAAGACCGGCAACAAAAATAACCTGTCCTAAATGTGAATCAGAAAATATTAAATCAGGTGGTAACTATAGTCATGGCAAAGGTGTTAGGCAAACCTTAAAATGCGCTGATTGCGCAAGGACGTTCCAAAACGTTCAAAGAACTGAAAAGAAGCCCGAGTTATTAACTAACTCACTCGCGATGGTTTTGAAAATGAACGCTAATCCAGTGGGTATGGGACATCCTTTTCAGCAACATGAACCTATTCCCATTAAAACAACATTGCTCAACCTATACGAGGAAACAGGGTTTGTTTACTTTGAAGAATTGAATAAAGAAATTTTAAAGTTTGAGAATTTCATTGAAAAAGGAACTCAAATAGATGCACTTGCATTTAGTGACCTTTATCGAAGCGGTAAGCTTGTGGTCACTGATGAAGAAACTGAAAAGATAGAGGCTGCTATTGAAAGCTTTAAGCGTGGTCGAAGATTAAGCATTAAAGCTATGATGGATGAATATTATGAGGATAAGTCGGAACATGCCTATACTTTGTTTGAATCACACAAAAACACTTACAAGAACTATTTGGCGAACTTAATAAGGGTGAGAGAACAATACATTAAATTAAAAAATGATTACTTAAAAGGCGTGTTTAAAAGATACTCAAACGAAAAGCCAAATTCATTTATATTTCAGATGCTCAAAGATACTGACTTCAAAAATGTTGATGGTAGAAATGACTTTCATAACATCTCCCCATACCAGTATTTAAAATACATGAATCAAAGTAAGAGATACAATGCTTTGTTGCAGAAAATAAGAACCCACTTTGATTTTAAAATTCCTATTTCAACACACACAGCCCGGTATACATTTACGTATTTGATGGTAGAAAAGAACTTTGATGTTTACACAATCAGTAGGCTACTGGGACATTCGTCAATTAGTATCACTGACAGATATTTACCACGTTTTTTAGCCCATAAAGCAAATCAAGCAATGTCTGACTTACATGATAGTTATGACCTTGGCAATATCAGAAAGAAAGATGCAGTTGAAGCGAAATCTGTGAAAGATTCGATAGATTATATAAAGGACTTCATGTAAATAACATGAAGTCCTTCTTAATTAACTAATCATTCTTTTCCATCGCACGGTGAAATGCCTCATTTCCATCGATATCACCATCCGCGTAAGTAGATTCCAAATAGTCTAGGAAATATTTGAGTTGCTTATCCGACGAGAGCTTTAATTGTACGGGGATGTAGGAGCAAGTAATCACATAGTTTTCTCCAGACAAACGTTCGCAAGAAAAAGTCGAATTGGATTCCACATTTCGAACTGAATAAAATAGTTCCGATAATTCGGGAGGATTGTCGTTATCAATTAGAGTCAACCATTCTTTGAAATCATAAATTGTTTTCATAATGAATATAGATTAATAATAAATGAATGTTAAAACTGCTTTGCGATAGTGCTTACAGCAGTGAAAGAAACATCAACATCAGAAGTGCAAAGCCATTTAAATATTGCGTTACGGCCAGTTGATATATTAAAATAGGCACGCGTGTAAAATGAATACTCTTGAAAAACAGCGTGTTACTTAAAAAGCTAAAAAGATTTTTGTTGAGTGTACTAAAAATAGGTACTTTTGCTATTAAAGATAAAAGGAAGAACCCCTGACAAGCTCAGGCTTTTTTACCTTTGACCCTGATAGGGGTGGCTTTTGAAGCCCATTGCCGTTCAGGAGTTCCCTCAGACCTTATTATCTTTTTAAGTCCTCCGAGAGTCAGAATCTTGGGGGACTTTATTGTCTATTGACAATACAAAAGTAATTAATAATTATTTATTATAAAACGAATCCGTTTTATCCAACTTAATTGGACAATTTTTTTGTCTATTCAAATATCTAATAATCAAATGGTTATATAAAAATAAAAAAGTAAAAATTTTTTATTTTTCTTGCATGTCATTTTTTCATTAGAAAATCCTACTGTTTAAAATAGTGTTTAAATAACTGACAATCAGCCATTTGTATTTTGAAAATGTATTTGCAAAATTCAATTTTTTTTGGACGGATTTTTCGATTTATGAATAATTCTTTCGAATTACGTCGAATTTCTTCCTGTTCGGACAGAAAATTCGATTTTCCAGTCACTGAAAATCAATTCAAATTTCCGAATAAATAATTCCGAAAGGAAATTGGACTGTCGTAATCCATTTCAAAGTCTCTGATTTGAAAATCGGACATTGAAATTTTGTCCAAAGACATAGATTCTTGAAGAAAATGAGTCTTGAGATTTAATATATATTACAGGACATATTCCCCTTTCGGAGTAGTATATTATTTTTTCAGAACCCAGTCAGACTTTGGCAGAGTTTTTTGAAAGGGCAGGACAATTTCTAAATATATAATGGTATGGAAAACAAGATATGTCATTATAGGAATTGCAATAAAGAACTCATCAACAAAAGACCACACGCTAAATATTGCTCAAGAGCTTGTAAATCTAATGAGGCAAAATATGTAAGGCGAAAGAAACTGTTTATTAAAAAGTATGCAGCAAAGCAAATGGATTTGATTGATGCTATCAAGCATTTAAAATCCTTATTGGTTTAAATCGTCCACGACTGGGTGTCGTGTACTTAACTTAAATACCAACATATTTGCTAACTATTTTAGTAATGTATAATTTTACTCTATGGCTAAGCGAACATTCAAGAAAATATGGCTTATAGTTGAGGACAATAAAGTGTTCGGTGAACATGGGTATGAAATGGTCAACATGTTTCGCAGAAGAGATTATGCCAATAAGATTTGTCAACAGCAAAATCAAAGGGCAAAGAGTGATTCCCAAATGTTATACAATCAAAATAAACCAGTGCCGGAGTATAAGCTACATGGCTATTACTTAGTACATGAGAGTTACTTTAATGATGAGAATAAATAGTATATAATATATCATTGGTACTGTTGCTCACATTTTAATCTCTTTATAGAATAATTGAAGATTAATACTAAAACTGGGTAAAGGGAGTGGATAAACTTAATATATACAGTATAAAAAATACTGTTATAATGCTTGTTACCTTACCTAATCAATTTAAGACTGCCATCAATAAGATGCCTTTTAACGTCACTGTGAAGAAAAATGCAATTAAAATCTATGCTGCTCTTTACAGCAAATCTCACCTGAAAAACTCCACCGGCTTCTTTCCTGTACCAAGTGCTTATTTAGCTGCTGTTAATAAAAGATATTATAAGATTCTTGACTACTTTGTCGAGCGCGGCCTAATCGATTATTATAAGAAGGCTTACACGGATGATAAAGATATATTCAACACGATTTATAGAAAATCCTACAACAAAGAATTAGGAATATGTGCTAAGTATCGATTCCTGGTTAATGTTGAAGTGGGTGATGAAGTAAATGTTGATATGGTCAGTAACAGAACCAATAGATGGTGGAACATTACTGAGAATAGTTTAATTGAAGCTGGCTTTGATGTCAAAATATCACGTGATGACTTTGGCAGACGCGTTTGGCATTCAGCCATTAGGAACTATAAAACAGACTTTCAAGGCTATTACACTATAGATTCTCAATGTTCTCAGCCTCGACTACTTTATAAATATTTCAAAGACAAAGGCATCAATGACCCGGAGTATATGAGGATATTTAATAATGAGTTAGACTTCTATTCGGAAGTGGCTAAGAAGTTAGATTTCACTGGTACCAAAGAAAGTAAGAGAGCAGATGCAAAGGATCTGTTTATGCATTGGATTAATGGTAACGGCTACGTACCTGACTTCGAAATACATAATCTTTTCCCTATTGCCTCTAAATATTTAAAGAGTATTAAGAAGGGTAACTACAAGAGTGGTGGTTCATTACTTCAACGAATAGAGAGCAAAATTTGGATAGATGATTTATTGACTAATATACCTTGTGATTTTGCGCTACCAGTACACGATTCCGTTATTGTAAAAGAGAAAGATGTTGATAGGGTATTAGAATATTGTAAAGCAAAATATCCTGAAATCAGGTTTAAAAAAGCACTACTGAAGTAGCCAAAGAAGGGTAATTTTTTTGTATTATTTTTTTGCGTATATTTATATAAATCTTAAAAATATGTGCGAAGAAGGACAACCAATCAGTACCGGTGGTTCGACCCTTACCAAGGGCGATACCTCAACTACTATAAAAAAATAGTAAAGACGGTATAGCAGAAAATAAAAATCAGTGGTGTAGCTAATGTCAATCTCATTGTATTTTCAAAGCATTTCCACCGATTTTTATTGACTGCTTCATTTGTGTTTATCCTATCTTGATAAGATTTAATCTCCTGAATCATCATAGATTTTAATCTATCCTCATCCTGTTTATTTTCATAGTACCAGTTATTAAGTAGATAATGCGGTTGGCTGCCCGCTAAACTGTATTGATGCCCGAATAGATTAGTTGATAGACTGTAAATTGTAAATAAATTATAGATACATACGATTCCTATTGTTCCAAGCATCTTGCCTGGCACTGGGTCAGAAGTCAAAGCTGTTATCATATAACTTATTTCAGATGTAGCTATTGCTAGCAAAACAGTCATTAAAATCGTACTTCTCGATAAAACTGATTCACCTGACCCTACAGATTCTGTCAGCAAACGTTCAGATTGACTAAAAATAAACTGTAGCTCCTCAAGAGTAGCTTGCTCCTCATTCTCTTTTTTGATTGTGATTTGGTTTGACATTCTCAAAGATAATGATGAAGTGTCGAGTATACCAGTATGTATTATATAATATATCATTGGTACTGTCGCTCACTAATAATTTAAAGGAGGGACAAATCAAAGGAGTTTATCAGGATATAGAATTTGAGTAGTGCCCATCAATCCATCTTCACACATATAAAAAATTATAAGGGAAGGACATTTTTTTAATATATAATAGAAAAACATCTGACATGACCGAAATAGAAAAAGTGAAATCATTTGCCCGAGAGTTGGACTTCATCGCTCTACCATCACCAGTAATTAAAAATCAATTCTATAGAGATGGTGACACTTACATCTATGTCACTAAAATATATGATAGGTCAAAGCGGTTCACAAGTGTTGATTGCTATACTCTTACAGCTCCACAGTATCGAGAAGTAATGATTGACCGATTAATTAGGGATTCCGTGGAGTCAAATCCGTTCCTTAACTTGGCTTAAATCAGCGATTTAAATATGAATAATACACCAAATACAGACATCGAAAGAGAAGCTTTTATCAAGCCAGTAACAACAAATAGCATCGTAAAGAGAACCGAAGATTACTTTTTTGTTACAAGAGTTGTAGACGTACTGGATGACATCTATTATTTAGTCGAAGGCGTTTCAGTACCAGCAAGCAGCTTTATCAATGACAGTATTCCAAAGAAGTGATTATTACTCACAGACTGAATTGACCAAGCTTCTTAAACTTAGTGTAAAAAAAGTGAAGTTGTTTTTAAAAGACAATAACATTCCCGTTATTGAAAGACCAGTCGAATTAGGTGATAGCAATAAAAAAGAGAATTTCACAGTTACAGCGCTTTATGTTTTGAAGTCAGATTTGGTTAACTTTATTGCATGAGTACAAATAATCCAAGTGACCCATTAGGGTTAGGAGCATTAGGTAGAACAGGTGAAAAAATTGTGGACTTCGGTATCGAAGGAGCAAAAGAGTTTTTAAAATTAACTTGCAAACCATTGCTTGAAGAATTTGGGCTAATGATAAGCACACCTATTAGATACCATCGTTTAGATAGTACTATCAAAATGCTTGAGAAGGCAAAAGGGAAAATGCAAATTGACCCATCAACTCAACAGCTCGTGATTGATACACGTGTAGCGTTTCAAATTGCAGAGAATGCTTCGCAAGTAAGTAATGATACTTTACTTGAAATGTGGGCTGGCCTATTTGCTTCATCTTGCGACCGTTATGAGGAAGATGAAAATATTTTTTTCATTGACATATTAAAGAGCTTAACCTCATCGCAAGTCAAATTACTCACCTACCTCTGTGAAAATACAGACAAAACAATCAACATTAATAGCATTGATGCCTCTCGCTTAGATGGTGTTGTTACAGCAGTAGAAAAGAAAATTGATTATGCCGAAGTATGTGCTATAATGGAAAGCAATAGCCGATTAAAAGTAGACACCGAACTGGACACGCTGGAGAACATGGGCTTGATAATGAAACCGCGAAATAATTCCCAGAATGTTCCTATATCGCAGTTGCTAAGAATGACTATGAGCGGTTATCCGGCTATACGGATATCGCTGAAAGCACTTCGGCTCTATATCAAGTGTCAAGGGTCAAAGCAAACACCATTTGAATACTTTATAATTGATGTCAACGATTATTATCATAACATTATAAAAGAGTACATTGATGTAGAACCATCAAAAACATTAGATTACATTAAAGATGTTGCTTATAGAGGTTCACAGTATAAAGGTGACATAGCTCATCATTCGGATGAGGATTTCGGTTCGATATTATCTATTACAAACGAGAGTTGGTATAATTTGCCAACCACCGTATTAAATGAGAGGTTAAGGCAATGGATAATTTATAGATACGTTGCTTGGGTTGGGAATAGGTTTAGAGTAACAGCAGGAGAAGAAAACTGGAGCTTTAATTATAAAGACGGTTTGATAAATAGAGATTAAATATAAAGACTGTAAAGCCCTTTACGAAAGTAAGGGGCTTTTTTTATGGTCTATAAAAAATCCACTCTTTCAAAAAGTATCTATCAGTACTGAATATATATTAATATGAAATCATCAAGAGATACTGATATGATATTGGCCATGAGCAAGTATCAACTCAACCACCCCGACCGCAAACAGCATGTTAAACAATACATGACCGACCGTGTCAACCAACTTCTGAAAGAAAAAGAAGTAGAAAACCCTACTGATATGAATGAAGAAAATAAAAGTGAATAGTGAAGATGTCTTTACACCAGTCGAGAAGCTGATGGACATGCTTGATACAGCCCAAAACGAATTTAATGAAGCTTTGAGTGATTTAGACATTATCACTCAATTATTAGAATTAGCTCATCCACAAGTAATCAAACCCTATATTAAAGAATTTCTTGAAGGGTTCCATATAGTTGAGACTGACCGATTAGCCCAGTGGATAGATAAAGTAATTCATGCTGTGTGTGAAGTCGAACTGTATGAAACTGCAGCCGACCTATTAAAAATAAAAGAGAAAGTATGTTAACCAAGCTAATCTTTGAAGCACTATTCATCAATTGGTTGATGATGTTGCCACCATATAGAAACTTAATATCGATTTTAAGACTGCCTGGCAAGCCCTTTTTATGTGAATACTGTCTAACATTCTGGCTGAACATTATTCTGTTGTGCGTGACCTGGGACATCACCACGTACAGCACACTGGCTGTTACAGCTCCGGTACTTACAGTCTTGGTTAAAAGAACCATAAATGCCCTACCAATATCATTGAATTAAAAAAAATCAAGAACATTAATGAATAACGAGAATGAAGCCTTAAAAAACAAAATCATAATTGAACTATATAATACTGGACGTATTGACAAACGTTACTTCGGCCAACTATCCAAATCAACTAAACCAGCGAACCAGTTAAAAAAATACATCGAGATCCAACTATTTAAAAATATGATGTATAAGCCTGATAGCGAATACCTCGATGATTGCTATCAAGAGCTGTTTCTACACCTTTACAAGATACCCACTGATAGATTTATCGAACTGTACAACTTAGGCAATAATGTCTTAATGAGCTACATTTTAAGAATCATCGTGCTTAGACTTTTTTCAGTTGATAAGAGAACGATGAACCCAAATCACTCTTTCGCTAAAGCCTTAAACTTTACATCAGTATTTAACAGAAATAACGCAATGATTAATCACATTGAAGTGATGTCTGATGAACCTGACTTTAATACCAATGAAAATGTGTTAGTGATTTATGATAGCCAAGAAACAATAGATGCCTTTGAATCAGATTACGGCTTTTCAGTTGAAGAACTATTCGACCACATGACACCGGAGCAACGATTCGTTTTCTATAAACTCACAGAGGGTTGTGCATTGGTTGAGCCATTTCAGAAGAAAAAAGGTAGAAAGTCTTTAGAAGAGATTGCTGTGAAGAATGAGCTTTTTAGAGATGTCAATGAGTTGAGAACATTTATCACCAATAAAAATGAAGCATTGAGGAAGGAATATAAATAATGAGCGATAAAGAATTTTATGATAGATTGAAAGTGTTAGAGTCAAAGATGGAACTGTTTAATACCAGTAAGGGTGGGACATTATCTATTGATGATGTCAACTTGATAAAATCGCTTTACCCAAAGCTGCAGGAGTTAGCCGGTGGACACATGAGTAGAACATTTAATTCGAGTTGCTCAACTTGTATCAGAGAAACGTTTCAGATATTGACCAGTGTGTTTTATAGACTTAAAGGGCAATTCCAATGTTGAGAAGTTTAAACAATGTGTAGAAGTTTGTTGTGCTAAATACTTTAGTATTTCGTAAATTAGTTATGTAGTATTAACAAAGCTACATGATATAATATGGTACGTAATGAACAAACCTCAAAACAGGTTGCTTCTTATGCAGCGGAGATTTTGGCAATGGATAAGCCACCTGGTGTGAGCATCGAACTTTGGTCTAAAATCAAATCAGTTGCTGCTTCGGCATTAACTCAAACACCAAACAAGCCACTATCCATGGCTGAACATTTGGCTGCAATGGCAGTAGTTAACAAGCAAATTGAAGATGCGAAAGCAGCTCGAAATGTTGCTATCTACAAGAAGATGTTTAACAAAGGATGATTGACTAAGTAACTTGAAGCATGAAAACTGAATAAAAGCCCTCGATGAATATTGAGGGCTTTGTTCATTCTCCTAATTCATAGTTTAGTTCCTCGGCATACATCGAGGGGTGAATAATAAACACGTCCTTCTCTGAATTTATCTCAACTTCAACGGTTACAGATTTACCTAAGAAATTTACATCGATAGCCTCATTAATATTTCGGGCTAAAATATCTTGAGCGGCCAGTAATGAATCCTTGTGATTGGTTTGCAATTCCTGTTCGTTGTATAAATCAGTCAGTATCTGTACTGTCTTTACATCTAAAATTTCGCCCTGCTCGTCAAGAATAGAATTAATTTTCAAATCAAGATTCGAAATTGCATGCTCGTGTTCTGAGATATTCTCTTTATTTAACAAGTAGCTTGTGAAGTCGTTGGTTAGGTTCATAGTTTTGAAAAGTAATCGTATAAATGATTGGTTTGATGGATAAACATATCCGCCAGTTCATAATCTTGCCAATCATCGGAATTATATTTTACTGTTTCTGGCAAGTCATCTAAAGCTAATGGCTCGACATAGACCCGTTGGTAAAAGTAATTAGATAGGTAAACATTATCTGATAGCTGGCTCGCTCTAATCTTAGCAAGTTCATTTTGATAGATTTGAAACCTGTCAGTGAATACGTATTGTAAAACATCGATGTGTAACAAGTCATCAGCATTTGGAACTAGCCTAATAAATTCTGACAAATAGAAATCAACGTTTTCTTTAGTCAACTCAACAATATCATTGTCTTTGATAACAATCCAGCCATAAACCAAACTGAATATATCTAATTCAACCTTACTGGGTTCATCGATTTTATCTAACCATCTTTCGAGTGGCGTTTCAGTATCAGCAATAAATTGTACAGCTTTAGTCAGCTTTGCTTTATCCATGTAGGTTTAGTGTTTCGGTAAAGCTAAATATAATTCTCAAAACATAATATATACCTGTAGGAGAACAGAATATTATGTTTCATAAGGGACAGCAAAAGACAGGTGGCCGAAAAAAAGGCACGAAAAATAAAACTACACAAGAGATACGTGATGCTATCCAATTAGTACTCTCTGATAAAGTTGACCAATTAGCAGAGGATTTAGCCAAAATGGATAAGTTTAAACAGTGGACAATTCTCAATGCTGTTGCCAAATATGTGCTACCAACATTAAATAAGAATGATGATACGGTAGAACATACTGGTGAAATCAATATCAACATAAGTTTCGAAGATATTGACCATAAAAATGATGCTGATGAATAATTGGATATCAGCATTAAACTACCAAGGCCACACGCTGGACAAAAAGCTGTTTTAGATAGTAAGGCACGTTTTAAAGTACTCTTATGTGGTAGACGTTGGGGCAAATCGTTAATCAGCCAAATCATATCGATACTTGGTGTTATTGAAGGAAAGCATGTTGCCTATGTAACTCCAACATATCAACTGGGTAGAATATTTTTTGCTGACGTTCTTAGAAGCATTCCAGTTGCTCTTATTAAATCGGCTAACAAGTCCGATTTGATTATCACGCTTAGAACTGGTGGAACACTTTCATTTCTTACTGGAGAGAGGTTAGACGCATTTCGCGGCAGGAAGTTTCACACTGTAATAATTGATGAAGCTGCTTACATTCCCGACCTTGAAAGTGCCTGGCTAAATTCTATCCGTCCGACCCTGACTGACTACAAGGGTAATGCTCTGTTCATCTCTACACCCCGAGGCAAAAACTATTTCTACACATTGTATCTCAAGGGGCTGAATGGTGAAAATGGTTATCAATCATTTCAATACTCAACTTATGATAACCCATTTATTGATAATGATGAGATAGATGCTGCGAAAGCATCTTTACCCGAGGCCGCTTTTCAACAAGAGTACTTAGCAATTCCAAACGCTAATAGCAATGCGGTCGTTGCTCTAAACCATATCGAAGCCAACACAATATCTACACTATCAACAAATCAAACCGTGGTGTATGGTATTGACATAGCGAAGTATTCAGATTACACCGTTATCACAGGGTTAGATGAATTGGGAGTGACCACATACTTTGAAAGATTTCAAAGAGATAATGAATTTACTAAGCAAAGAATTAAAGCTCTACCGCAACACATACTTAAAGTAATTGACAGTACACACGGATCCATCGGTGACGCTATCTATGAATCGTTGCAGCGTGAAGGAGTTGCAAATATTCAAGGATTTGAGTTCACAGGCCAGTCGAAGCCTAAGTTAATCACTGAAATGATATTGGATATTGAGAAAGGCAATTTGAAGTTCAATGACGTTACAGCCCGTGAACTTTCAATTTTCGAATATTTTTATTCGCGTACCGGTCATATAACTTATGGTAACACACCCGGTGGCCATGATGACTGTGTAATCTCATTAGCATTAGCTAATCGTGGCTTGAAACAAGTCCCAGCCAATGGTAACTTCTTATCAGGATTTGGCTTTGGTTAAATAATATATAGTAGAAATGATTAATGAAATGAGCCTGATTAACCGATTGCCTAAGTCCTATGATGAACTGAATCACAAAATATACTTCGATATTATCAACACTTTGCCGAGTGAAAAGCCTGATTGGATAGAAGATGATGAAGAATGGGGTAGTTACATACAATTCTCAATACTGTCTAAGCTACTGAATATCCCTGTTATCGATTTAGAACGGCTACCAGTCACTGAAATCATTCCATTGATGAATGGCATAGCTTATTTTAATAATGAGCCACAGCCTTCTAAAACCAGTTTAAAGGTTAAGGTGATTGATAGCCTGACTTATGATGAGTTTGTCAATTATCAGAAGTTAATGCCAAATCATTTAAATCACGTAACTGAGATAATGAAATTAGTAGTTGCAAATCGTAGTGAACAAGAAATTGAATCAATGAGCGTATCAGAGGTGTACGAGGGTTTTTTTATGCTGCAAACATCAACCAAGAAATCTTTGAGAACTTTTCAGATTTCTTTGGCCAAGCGATTAGTAAAGATGAGTCTGAAACAGATATGGAGAATGATATTGAAGCTGTTCAGCCGAAGTCATTAATCAGTGAGTTAAATAAATCACTTGAGGATGACTTCAATAAACGCTGGGGCTGGTTCGAAATAGCTAAAAATGTAGCTGACTACACACGGGAGACATTGTTTCAGACCATGCAAAGAAATGTGGCCGAGGTGCTGACACTGGCAACATTACTCAAAGAAAAGGTAGCGTTGATAGAATCAAAGTATAAAAAGTAATGGCAACAAATAGTTTATCATCAGCAAGAGCGCAGGCAAGACAAGACGCCCTATCCCAATTAGATTCACTTGGCTCTAATCGTAGTAGCTTTGAATTCCAAGATGTGTTTTCCACCATGGAAAATGACGCTGCCGCTTTTATCGAAAGAGTTAAAGCCAATATACAATCCGCTGATATGCCTGTTACTGGGAAGATTGAGGACTTGAAGTTACAAGTTACAGAAACGAGTATCAATATTATAGGTGAAGCTTATTTAATCTATCAAGATAAGGGTGTAAAGGGTGCCAAATCATCTACATTGGCACCAAATAGCCCGTTTAAATACACTGACAAGATGCCACCGGCTAATGTGTTTGAAGAATACATCAAACGCAAAAATATCAATCTTAGAAACGAAGAGAATTACGGTGGTAATCCATCACCATTTGATGATATGAAAGGGGATGATAAGGCTATTAAGTCAGCATCTTGGGCTATGGCGAAAAAAGTTTACAATGAAGGTTTTAAGCCTCAAGACATTTTTTCTAAAGAGCTACCCAAATTGGTCGAAGATTTATCAAAATCTGTGGCTGGGTTCACGGCTGATTTAATTACATCGGGCATTACAGATAGATACGGTACTGATATTTATAACAAGGCAATGGGTAGATAACTATCGAACTGTATTGTCGCGAATATCCTTTATGACACCGTTGAACTGACGGGCTTGCTCCCTTGCTTCTTCTAATGTTCCTACTTCCATTACGAAACCATAAGAGTTATAAATATAGTATCTATTGTTTTTGTCGGAATTTCTTGGCATGTATGGACCTTCGATATAATCCATCATTTGATGACGTAACTTGTTAATAGTAGCTATAAATGAATTAATCTTTTCTAATTCTTCATTTATAAAATTTGAGACAGCCTCAAAATTTCTGCTTGCGCCCCATTCCTCATCAAGTTTGTCTTTTTTGTTTTTCAAGTATTTGAGTTTGTGATTAATTTCAGCAACTCTCAAAAGTTCCCGCTGTTTAATAATAACCTTTTCTTCTAATACCAATTGGAGATAATGTTCTGAAATATCCTCGTAGTCAAATGCTTCGTCCAATTCAATGTCATAGCCTTTTTCATTAAGGTATTCAACTAAGACAAACATGTCTATATCTGAAAGCTTAGCAACTTCTTTAAGTGGGTAATATTTCATAATACTAATATCAGAAAAGTAAACTGAAACATAATATATAGAGTAAAGATGCTCTATAAATGATTACGCTCATTCAGCAACCTCAGCTATTTGTACCAGTTCAAAGCCCAGTGATATTTCAACTTCAATCAGATAATTCTAACATCTTGTATTTTGAAGTTAAGGTAATGACAGCCTCTGAAATGTTGCTTGCTAATCAACGATACCAGGTCTTTCCAAATCAACCGAAGAAAACATCATTTGACCTTTCATCTATATTATCAAATCAGACTGATTATTATTTAGACGTTTCTTTAAATTTAATCGAGCCGGCTACAGAAATTCTTAAAGATTTCAAGTTAATCATTACAGAAAAAGTAGTAAGTGGCAATGATATTATCAATGGCGCAGCATTTGAGACTGATGTGTATTATATATGGAACGGCAGTTTAAATAACACCCAGTACAACCATTACGACTACAATAACTTCGTTTTGCAAGCCTTTTCGGGCGCAACTAACTCATTATTTCTTACCGATAAGCCTAACTACTCAAAAGTTCATTATCATTCAACAGAGCTGCTATATGTCTTGAATAAAGACTTACCGTCCTTTGTCTTGACCTTGAAGTTATATGATAGAAATAATCATTACATAGGTAACTATGGGCTAACGTATTCGAACTACACAACTGCATTCCGAATCAATGCATCACCTTTAGCATTGGCTACCTATTTCAACATTGATTTCAAACCAGTGAAATATTTCACCTTGCAATTATTAGACGTTAACGGGGTACAGAAAACAAAGTTAAGATTCTATCAATATGAACAGTTGAAGTGTCAGGATGAGCCAGTCATTTTAGTTCATGCTAATGCTAAAGGTGGATATGATTCTTGTTACTTCATAAATCCGAAAGAAGCGATTAACGTTAGCAAGACTACAATGACGAAATCATCATTCGGTTTCAATGATAGTGGCTTATACAGTAACATCAATAATAACATCTTCAATTCTGAAAAGAGAACTATTACCGTTAATACCGAATCAACTTTTACAGTTGTTAGCCAACCGTTAAACGATGTTGATTCAAGGTATTTGAAGCAATTATTTATGTCTCCCGAAGTGTATGTCAAACTATCAGACGGCACTTACCAGCCAATAAGTATCAATAACACTTCTTATGAAGTGGGTAAGGTGAGACTAAGCAATGGATTGATAAGGCAAACAATACAATTTACTGCCCCAACAGGTATAGATATTGTCAATTATGCACCATTAAATGATGATTTCTTACCGCCAAACATACCTTACGTTGAAGTAGATAGCTATTGTTATAGTGATACTGATTTCCCAACCTTTGGCTACTTAGAAATAGATGCCAATGGAGATGCAAATGTCGAAGATGGCATCTGATAAAATTAAATATTATGAATGTCGAAGTTAAACAAGATACTTCTTACAAGTGATTTAGAATTAGGTGTGAGTACACCAACATTGGGAGAAACTGGTCGCGTCTTAGTACGCCAAAATTCAGTAGGATTTCATACCGTTACGTTACCCGAAGGTCATTTCGGTAATATCACAGTTGAACCAACGCCCAACAAAACTACTCTTTTGGAATACTATGTAGATGACTCGGGTATCTATTGGAATAGCACGATACTAACCCCAGCGGACGATATATCAAGTCCAAGTGCAATCATAGATTTAAAGTGGAACTATCTTGATGCTACAACTGTGCAAATTCAATTCACTGCACCATCAGGCAATCAAACATTAAACGCTGATAAGTACATTATCTATTATTCAAATGCTCCATTTGATAACACTGTTCAGTTAAACTCTTTGGGTGTGTTTAAGAACAGTTATGTGCCTAAAGCAGCAGGTCAATTAGAGAGCTTTAACCTAACAAAACTAACACCGAAGCAAATTTATTATGTTGCTGTTGTGGCTACCAAAACCACGTATGGCAAAACTCGTGAAGGGGCATTATCAAATGTAATTCAGTTCACTACTTTACCTCTTGAGGGTGGCGGTTCATCAGGAGATGTAGATATTCTGATTCCAGTTAAATCGGAAAATGTCACTACTTACAGTACGTTGTTTAAAGTAGATACCGATGGAATTATTTTAGATGAAAAATGGTTAGTTGATTATAGTAGCATTACCCTTCAAAACGGATTGCCTGTGGGCGTATCTGCTCGACCAATGGTAATGGTACATACCAACCAATTCAAAGATGACTATTATAATCAAGAGCAAACATTCATCTTCGATTTAGAAGATGCATATCAAGTCAACACTGTTTTCTTGAATCCTGCAGTGGGTTCGGACTGGAAAAATGTATATACGTCATCTGATGGTACTAATTATAATTATGCTGGTCAGTACACTGGCGAAGAACCTAAAAATGAATGGACTGGACTTGATTTAGATCCGGGCTTTTCAACTGATGTAAGATTTATCAAAATCACAGTTGCACCAAATGAGCGTAGTTCTTGGTATGGGGTTGTGTTCAAAGGAAAAAGACTTTCTGCACAAAATTTAAAAGGAGTAAAATATAAGAATACTTCACCGTCATTGACTTTGCCAGAGCGTATTGGAACAAACTCAAATATTGTTAATGATGTACCATTCACTGCAACAGTAGCTAAGACGGTGAGACTTTATTCCAACCCAGTTTGGTATAATGATGAAACACCTATGTACCAACAGGGTGGTGGGGCAGATGTCACGCTTGAGAATATCCAGTATAAGTTTGCTAAAAGTAATGTAGGTGATAGTGATGTCTATTTCAAATCAGTAAAAGATAATGGAATGGACATTATATTCTGTGTTGTAAGTTCTCCATACTTCTTATCAAATGATGATGTACCACCCGATGCAGTTAGAGAGAGAAAACCCCTTGACTGGGGCTATCCTATGACTCTTGAGTACACAACGAATCCGTTAAATTATAAATTCATAGCCCAGTTTTATTGGCAAGTTGCAGCTCGTTATGGATCAAAATCAAATCAGCCTAATAGCTTATTCAGAATACATCCATCAGATACAATCAAAAAAGGCTTGGGTTATGTCAAGTATTATGAATTGGGTATTAATGAATGTTCAGCAGCCTCTACAAGTACAGAAAGATATACTAATCCCGAAGAATTAGCAGCTATAATATCAGCTTGCTACGATGGGCATAAAGGCGCAATGGGTGCTGGCTTCGGTATTAAAGATGCTGACCCTGATGCTGTGGCAGTGATGGTAGGTTTGACATCTGTTCCAATTGGTTACAAGATGGCAATGCTTAGATGGTGGGATGTAAATAGAGGTGTGGGAGATTACCCAATTCATTTTATTAATGAACACTTCTACAATGTTACTGGCGGTGCTATTAATTATGATAATGCTTATGCGCGATATGACCTCTATGGCGAACCACCTGAAAGGGGAGATTTCATTAAATATGCAAATACACATGTTGATTTCAGGAATAGATATCCATCAGCACAGCATTTGAAATTTATGATTTCTGAAATAGGTTATGATGAACATAAAGGTTCAATCATAGCTCCAAATGATGTTGATTATGTTAGACGAGGTTGGAAAAAAGCACTTTGGACATTGAGAACATTTTTAATTGCCGATTATTTGGGGATTGATACGTTACTTCAATATGCAATTTTCGGTTTGAACTGGTTATCAGACTTTCCACCTAACATTGCCAACCCTTGGGTAACCTTCGCTACATCAGGTTATTTAGATGGTCCCAATGGTGCAGCTAATAGACCACCAACTCAAGCGTATTACTATGCTACTGCCTTTCAAAAAGCAATGGCTGGATATAAATTTAGTCATGCTGTAAGATTATCAGGTGCAGCAATGACAAATGAGGTGGTATCAAAAACTACTGACCCTGATTTATGGGTGTTGGCTTATAAACCTGTTGACAATAGTCGGAAACCAATGTTAGTGATGTGGTTAGGTAATGATAGCGTTACGCAATCAGTAAATATTGATTTTAAGGTCGGTGGATCTGAAAGTTCTATTGATTGGATAAGCTTTGATGATTTACATAATTCTCACCTTGAAATAGGTACAAATGGCAATACATCTACAGTACTTGATGGTAGCGCGAGAAAATTAACGACAGCGGTTACAGCCACACCGAAAATCATCTTTACCTACAACATTGGTACAGCAAAATTGACTGACCCAATGGATGTAATTATTCAGGCTCTGACACCATCCCAAATTAAATTAGTGTGGAGTGATAAAAATCTTGGTCTCAATAATACAAGAGTATATAGAAGTAACAACCCATCGACTGGATTTACAGAAATTTATAATGGGTACATCGATAACGGTACTTATACAGATAATGGTCTGAATGAGTACACCACTTATTACTATCGATTGCAATTTGAAAAGGATAATGTTTTATCAAATACTACTACATCCTACGGTGTACAAACACTTAAAGTTATTGCAGTGCCTGGTGCCTTTAATAGTTCATCAAAATCGCCATCATCAATTACTGTTACATGGACATATGGTCAAGTTGATGCTGATTACATTGATGGGTTCGAATTGTGGCGAAGTAATGCATCAGCCGGTGTTTATACAAAGGTTGCGACTATTGCAAACACGGCAACATCGTATAAAGACGATGGATTAGTTGCAAACACATCTTACTACTACAAATTAAGAGCGTTTAAAGGGTTATCTTATGGTAATTATACAGCTACGTTAAACACTACGACTGACCCAATTTCATTAGTTCCACCGACTTTACAATCTGCTCAAACTGGCTATTCAGGAGATAGATTAACATTACAGTTTAGTTTGCCAATTGATGATCCATCGGGTCTTGAAAGTTACTTCACCGTGATTGAAGCACCTGGTACACTTAACAGATACATTAGTGCAATATCTGTGGGATTAAACCCGACTGATAACACTAAAGTTAACGTTTATTTATCTGCATCAGTTACTAATTCATCAAATGCAATTAGATTTTCTTATGATGGTGTAAATGGTACGCTGCAATCAATCTATGGAGTTAAAGTTAACTCAATTTCAAATCAAACGATTACTAACAGACTTAACGATGCTTCACTGTTAAGTAAGCGTATTAAAATTAACATGACTAATGATGCCAATATTTCATCGGCTCCCAACGATTGGAACCATTACAATCTGACAGGCAGGTCATACAACAATTCTCAATTAGTGATACCAACTAAAACAGATAGCGGTGCCATAACCGCTTATAAGTTCGTGATGGTGGAAAGTAATCCAACATCACACTTACAGAATATTATTGATGTTAGTAGTAACCCTGCATCATATTTCACCACTGGTGACCCAGTAAATGGTCAGTTCCCAATTGAAGTAAGAACAGTAACCGCAGTAATGGGTTCAGATGCACAGGCTTATTTAACATTTGCCTTGATGAAACTTGATACAACCAAGATATATAACATCAAGCTTTATAGCTGGCTATATGATGGAGTAGATGGAACGATGTTAGTTAGAGCAAATGGCACTGGAACAGGTAAATTTATCAATGGTGGTGGTAACGTATCACAGATATTGACACTAAATAACGTTTCACCAACTCTCATATCACTCCCTGCAGTGTCAGGTGATGCAGCCAATGATGGCTATACTTCACCAATGATTAGCATCAACTGTCAAAATACAAGTGGTGATAGGTCAGGTGTTACCTCGATGATTATCGAGGAGGTAATCAATAATTAACCTGATGTAATTTACAATAAGTAAAAGCATAAAAAAGGCTACCAATTGCGGTAGCCTTTTTGTTCGATTAGTTACTTCTTAGGTTCGATACCGTTGGCTCTATTATATGTTCCAATAGCTGCATTGAGATTTACTTTGTCTTTAGACAAGTCGACTTCAGGGAAAAGTTCAGCCACTTTTTTAATGACATCTTTTCTCGGTGAACCCTCTGGTAATTCCTTGTAAGCAGCGGCTATTTTATCATTCCAATTTTTGGGCTGTCTTTTTGTTTCTTTTGGTTTTACTGTTTTAGATGTATCACCAGTTAAAGCCTTAATTGCCGTTTTAATCTTAGTGATTTCTAATTTCTCACTGGTGAATTTAGATAACGAATCTTTTTTAGTTTTCTCTGCTAAAGCAATCGCATCTTTATGTGCCTTGTTTGCTAAAGCTACCGCTTCTTTATAAGTTGAATTAATGATTGTGGTCGAATCTATCAATCCTGATTCTAATGATGTAAGAGTCTCTTGTAATACTTCTAATGCTTTGTCTGTTGATGCCATAATCTTCTTTTATGATGTTACAATTATTGATTAATGCAAGTGTAGTAATAATATATATAAGAAAGGAATATGAAAAATCTAAACTATCAAATCTTCTTGCTTGATGATGTGGATAACTACGCTGAATTAGACTGTGAAGATTTGGATTTGATTACAACATTTAGCATAACTGATATAGCTGATATTAGTAGTCGTAAAGATAATTTAAGTAAGAATCTAACTTTTAAAGGAACTAAAACCAATAATAAAATCTTCGGCAATGTATTTAACCAATCTCGTTTTGTAGACCCTGAAATTGTGGGGAACTTATTTGTTAATTTTTCTGTTAACAAACAGGTAGAATGTCAGGTCTTTGAAAATTCTACTCTAATTTTAAAGGGTTTTTTAGAATTTCAGAAAGCTACAATGAAAGGTGGAGAGATAGTTTATGAATGTATCATAACAGGAAACATCTTCAACTTTTATTCTTTGTTAGGTGATAAGTATTTAAGTGACCTTGATTTTTCAGAGTATAAACATGAGTATCGAGTGAATAACATCACTAATAGTTGGTACAACATGAATGCTATTAACGGTGTCAATACGTTATCGGCAACTGGGTCGGGTTATGTTTATCCCTTTATAAATTATGGTGAGGGCAATAGCCCCAAAGCAGAAGATATAAACAAGATACACATCAATAATTTCAGACCATCTATATATGTCAAAACCTATTTAGACAAAATGTTTGCTCAAGATGATTTAGCTGGTTTCACTTATGAATTGAAAGGTTCAAATGATTTCAAAACTGCATTTAATCAATTGATAGTTCCGGATAATAGAGAGTTTTTGTCTCAATCAGTGAGGGGAGTACAATTGTTTTCAATGAACCTTAACGGGACTCAAACATTCTCATATAATGATGGTGATACTCATTATCAGGGTGGTGCAAGATTGATTAACATAATCAAATTCCCTGATGGTCTAACATCCATCAACAATAACACCTTAACTCCATCACAGTGGATGTACGATGGTAACTATAATACTCTTTTTACACTTAACAGAACTTTGATTTCTGACATATCTATTCATTTTAACAGCATCTACTTTGCGAATAATTCAGGCCGTCAACTAAAAGCTTATTTAAGAGCTTACATACGTTCAAAACGCAATCACGATACCGATTACGGGAACTGGGTTGATTTAGGAAATTATAATTTATTAGGTGAAGTTTTAGTCGGTGATTTAAGTAATGGCACAAGCACGACCAGAAATGATATTACCTTAAACGTTGCTCAAACAACTTTAGCTGGTGATAGTGACTTTTATATTTCAGTTGATTTATTACAGCCTGACAATCAAAGGTTTGATAAAAAGTACACGCTTACTTTAAATGGTGGTACTGTTAGAACACCCGGTGTAACTGCTAGCACAGTTTCTTATAGTGTGTTGAAAGGCGATACAATTAAACCCGAAGCTGTTTCTAACTTAAAACAGAAAGATTTCATCAAGTCCCTATCGCTGATGTTTAATCTTTTCAGTTATTCCGACTTATTTAATCCGAGACACATCATCTTCGAAACTTACAACGATTATTATTCTAAGACTTTACCACAGAATATCATTTCAGCCACCAACAGCATTGATGTCACTTTGAAGATTGATTATAACAAAGATTTTGTCATGTCAGCCTTTGATAAAGTTGCCAACAAATACACTTTTAAATATAAATCAGACACTGATTTTTATAACACGCTTTATACAAATACCTACAAAGAAATCTATGGTGAATTTACTGAAACTTATACAGAAGGTACAGCCGAGGCAAAGACTGTAGAATTAAGTTTCTCACCGACACCTATTGTAAATATTGCCAACACTGGTAGACTTGCAGCCGAGATTTATACATCAGATGATAGTGGTCATAAGCCAATGAAATCTAACCCAAGAATCTTGTTCTATAATGGTGTAAAGATTTGTTCGGACTATCAAATTGGAACTATGATTCAATCAGGCAATGATTGGAATTTTACTCCAATAATAGAAATCCCAACAACTGGTATCTATTCATCTTATGGTCAAGCTTCTCACTTGAGGTATGCTAATGGTAGCACAGATGTAAGTAATATACTTTCAGATTTAAACTTTGGTATCACTGGTCAATATTATTTTCCAGTAAGTGATAGAATTTATATTACACCAAATCTTTTTACAAATCATTATGATAGACAGTTGCAAGAGATAACCGATACAAATAATGTTATAATAAACTGTGATGTCTTGTTTAATGAATCTAACATATCAAATCTCGATTTGAAAACTCCAATTTTCATACACAATCAATATGGCAATGCTTACTATAAAATTTTGGAATTGGAATACACTAATAGGTTTGAAACTTCGTCTCTCAAAGCACAAAAGATTAATATCACACCTTACTTTCCAGTGGTAGCTGGCACTGCTTCAAGTGTTGGAACTGGTAGCAACATACCACCAAGACCACCTATGATTATGATTTAACGGCCATAATATATAGTAGTAAATGACTACTTATTAATGGCAAATGGTGGTGGTAACTCACAACAAAGCAACGTTCTTATAAATATTAGCGTCACTGGGCAAGAGGAAGTATCTCAAGCACAACAACAGGTAAAAAATTTAAACCAGTCAGCACAACAGGCCGGGCAAGTAAATATGGCTGCTCCCGCTAAGACTTTAAAGCAAGAATTACGAGAGGCGACCAACCAACTTCAAAGGATGCTAGCTGCTGGTCAGCAAAACACACGAGAATATACCGAAACTGCAAGGCGAGTTGCTGATATCCGAAATCAAATAGATGAAACGAGAAATTCAATCAAAGCTCTTGATCCGGATAACAAATTTAGGGTTTTAGGTAATGCTGCAACTTTTGGTGCTAAAGCTGTTCAGGGTTACGCTGGAGCTTTAACCTTTCTCGGTGTTGAATCAGGCACGGCTACCGAAACTATTGCTAAACTTCAAGGCATCATGGCGTTCGCCGATGCAATTGACAGTGTAAACGACTTAAAAGACACATGGCGTGACCTTGGTAGAATCTTGGGCTTATCCAAAGCAGCCACTCAAGAACAAACTGTTGCTACACAGGTCAACAATACAGTTAATGCAGAGACAGCCATTATACAAGAAGCCTCCGCTGTTGCCACTGGTGCCCAAGCCCTCGCTATGGAGGGTTCAACCGTTGCTACCGAGGCCGCGACCGTCGCCACAACTGGGTTTGGTTTGGCTTTAAAGGCTATTGGTATAGGTTTAATTATATCTGCATTAGCGTACCTGATAACTAACTGGGAAAAGGTCAAGACAGCGGTTGAAAAATTATTTCCATCACTGGGTAAAACTGGTGGCATTCTTAAAGAAATCACACAAGTAGTATTTGGTGTTGGGAATGCAATTCTACAATATTTAATCACTCCTATAAAAGTTTTAATAGATGTAATTCAGGGCGATTTCACTGCCGCAATGAATGACATAAAGTCAGGGTTCGACATTGTACAAAACTATAAAGATGGTGCTGCTGCAAAGGCCAAAGAACAAGCAGAAGAAGAAAGAAAAGAACGTGTCAAAAAAGAAATTGAAGCTAATGAGAGAATCATTAAAGAAAGAAAAGCTCTTGGTCAATCTATCTATGATTTAGAAGTTAAAAATCAAAAGCTTAGGATTGCCACACTTGATAAAGATGATAAAGAATATGCCAAGAATAAAGCAGACGCAGAATCTGAATTAACTGTTTTAGTCAACACTGAAGCTAAAAGGAGAAAAGATGAGGCTGATAAAATAGCCAAAGCTGCTGCCGATAAAGCAGCTCAATTAAGAAAAGCTGATTTAGATTCTATCAAGAAGAATAATGATGATGCTTTAAAAATCATTAGAGACGGGTCAAAAGATGCGAGAACCATAGAGCTAAACGACCTTGATGTAAAATACAAAAAGGAATTTGCTTTACTTGAGAAACGCAAAAGAGATATTAAAGATTATAATGTCGAGTATGCTAATCTTGTTACTGCTCGAAAGTTGGAAGAGCAGAAAATCAATAAGAAATATTCTGATGCAATCGCAGCATATGATGATGAAGTTAATCAAGCTTATTTTACAGAATTTGAAAAAAAGGCCGCGGAGATTAATAAAAAAGCTGATGATTTATTAGCTAAAGGAGTTACCCCAAAAGAAAGAGCCAGTGTTGAGGCTGATAGAAACTTTCAATTATCTCGAAACACAGAACAAGAAACCGCAACTGCTAATTCTCAAAAAGCAAATGCAAATTTGGTTAATGCTGAAAATGCTAATCGTCCATCACCGACTGATACACCCGATGAAGCAGCAGCAAAGATTACAGCCATTGAAAAAGCTAAGTTAGATGCCGAAAATGCTGCCTATGCTCTTAAACAAACACAGGTACAAGGTCAATATGATGCTGAACAAGAATTATTAGCACAACATACCAAAGCATTGGGAGACATTACAGCGGATGGTGTCAATGCGCGTATCGAATTAGACAAAAAAGAAAGAGAAGCAAAGTTAGCCACTTATGAAGCTATTGGTGGTGGTTTAGCAAGTTTGTCGGGATTAGTTGGTGACCAAACTGTTGCCGGTAAGGCCATGGCCGTGGCTGCTGCTACTATTGATACTTATGTGGGAGCCAATAAAGCATTTGCACAAGGGGGTGTTTTAGGTTTTGCCACTGCTGCCTCTGTAATCGCTGCTGGTCTCCTTAACGTGAAAAAGATTGTTTCAACTAAAATCCCAACTACCAAAGGTGATTCAAGTAACACTGGCTCTTTTACTGCACCTATCATTAATTCAACGGTGATAACCAGGCAGAACAATGGTACAAAGGATCTGACTGATGCTGTTGCCACAAACAATGACAATCAGAAGCCATTAAGGGCATACATAGTTGCTAAAGACCTCGATAATCAAAGAGACTCAAGCACCTTGGGTAAATTCAAATCAACCTATTAAAGAGAGTGACTTGCTATAAATTACATTAAGTCACTTTCTTTCTTACAGACCATAATATATAGGCAAAACGGCTCTATATGTTAGATAAGAAACTACCACTAATTGAATTACAAATCAACCCCGAGGATAATTCATTTGTCTCTGCTATTGCGTTAGTTGAAAACCCAGCCATTGAATCAGATTTTATTGCATTTTCAACGGCTCAAGAATATTTCTCTGTCAACGATGAGAAAAAAGAGTTATTAGGTCTTGCCCTGATTCCTGATAAACCTATCTATCGCAACTCACCTGAAACTGGTGAATATGCTTGTGTTTTTTCGAAAACCACCATCAGACAAATTTCTCAGGTATTTGCCAAAAAAGGCTTGTTCAGTAACACCAATATTGAACATACCTTAATACCTGCTGACTCATATATTTTTCAATCATATATTACTGATGAAGCAAAAAATATAAATGCCCCAAATGGCATCAAAGCACCTGATGGCAGTTGGGTAATAGGAGTTAAAGTTGAAGATGAGGCTGTCTGGAATAACATTAAAGCAGGCAAAATAAAGGGGTTTTCTGTTGAAGGCATCTTCAAGTTATTAGACACTAACAAAAGTGTCAGCCTTACTAAATCTGACGAACCTGAAACACTGATTAATGACTTCCTTGACTCACTCAAAGCACTCATTAATTAATTCATCGCCAACACATAATATATAGTGGAAACGAACAAGAATTAATGGACAAAAACAAAATTGAGCTTGTAAAGGAAACGGCTCAAAAGTTATTGAAGTTCTTCACTGAGACAACCGAAGAAAAGTTTGAGGCCGTAAAGGTTAAAGATAGTGACACCGTGATTGAATATGGTTCTTTAGAAGTTGGTGCACCCGTTTCTATTTCTTCACCAAATGGCTCCGAGCCTGCATCTGATGGTGAATACACATTGGTAAATGATGTCATTATTGAGGTAAAGGATGGACAAATTTCTGAAATCAAATCAGATGGTGATGTTGCCGAAGTAGAGCAAGAAGAGTTAGCTGATGAAGAATCAAAAGCTGATGAAACCGTAAAAGAGGAATCACAAGCTATTAAAGATTTAGAGTCGAGGATAGCAAAAATCGAAGAAGTTATCAAGTCACTAACTGATGCTAAACCTGACCAACCAAGCAAAGAAGATTTAAAGTCTTTCTCTACCGAATTGCAATCAGCAATCGCTGATTTGTCGAAGATTCCTACCCAGTTCTCAAGTGATAACCGTGTTGAAGTACAGGTTGACGAGATGGATAAGTACAAAAAAATTGCTGCGCGATTCAGCAAATAATAAAAATATTAAATTAAAAATGGGTTATAACATTTCTGCCCTACCAACCTTCCAAACAGAGGGCAAAGCATTTGTGGTTAAATCAATATTAGAATCACAAACTATTAAAATGCTAAATGATGCAGGTTCATTTGATCCGACTGCAAAAGGCATTAACTCAATTCAATTGTTAGATACTGATGTAGTTATTCAAGACGGTCAAGCATGTGGTTTTAATGCTAATGGTGGTGCTGTTTTATCACAAGCAACACTTACAATAAAACCACTAAAAATCAACCAAGAATATTGTTCAAGAGATTTAGAAAAAACATGGGCTAAAGGTGAATTGCAAAAAGGCCAAGACTATACTGATATGGCTTTTTACTCTGACATTGCAGAGTTAAACAGTAAAAAAGCTTCGTTAGAATTAGAAAAAATGGTGTGGCAAGGTGATACTGGTTTAACTCAATCATCTTCACTAAAAATGATTGATGGGTTTATAAAGCAAATCAAAGCTGGTTCATACGTAAATCTTTCAGGTGCTACAGGTTCAACTACACTACAAAAACTGCAAAAGGTTTATTCGTTAATGCCTATAGAAGTTAGGACTCAGGATGATTTCAGAATTTTCGTTGGTAAAGACGTATTCGACCAATATGTTGCTGACTTAGCTGAAAAGAACTTATTCAATCTACCAGAAGAGGGTACAATCTTAGGAACTACTGGTAAGTACGTTGCTGTTAATGGTCTTAACGGTGGTCACGTTGTTGCAGCGCGATTGAGAAATCTTCAATCAGGTGGCGAGATGACAGATATTGACTTCAAGTCATGGTATTCAAACGATGATGACACTGTGAAGATTTCTTCAAGATTTTCACTTGGTGTGGTCCCTGTTTACGTGAACGAAATCGGATATGGCAAATTCTAAATTATGCCAATTGGCAATCAAAACATAAGTTAAAAAGGGGCTGTCTAAAGCTCCTTTTCAAAAAAATAAAACATTCAAATGGCTTCATGTAGTTCATTAGTTGCGTTAAGCAAAGAATGCGGAAAAAACGTCCGTGCTGGTCTTAACAGTGACGTATATTTAATAAGCTATGAGGACTTGGCATATATAGCTGGCTCAACAGAGAAGTACACTTCGACTCAAGGGTTAATCAGCGCGATTGGTGTAACGGCATCAAGTAAATTCGTAAAATATGGCACGTTAGTAAATCAGGCTTCTATAAAAGAAGATTACACCTATACAGAAACAAGTGGTGTATTTGACATTGTGAAGGAGCTTACATTCACACTAACAAATTTAGGTTCAGTAGATGCGAGAGCAGCTGTAACCAATTTGATAGCAAATCCAGTAGCTGCTTTGGTTAAGTTAAAAACAGGTACTTGGATAGCATTTGGTCTTAATGGTCAATTTATGGCTAAAACAATCGCCGGTACTGTTGATACAGCATCAAATGGTAGGGTAGTAACACTTTCGGGTTCTGACACTGAATTTATTCAACCAGTTGATCCGACTATTATCGCTTCACTCATAGCATAATCAGTTCTTGATTCTTAAAACCCTTTGGCAATCTCACCAAAGGGTTTTTTATTGATACATAAACATAATATATACAAGAAACTAATACGATGATTCTAATAGATAAATCAAAGTTATCACAGCTTATCATCCTTACTGTTTCGGAATTGGCAACGATTGAAAATCCTAAGTATTTGATGGTGGTACAATCCGATGCTTTGAGAACGTTCTTTAGATTTCATTTGCCTGATAATGAATCACAGTATCTATCAAGATTTGATTCATTTACAATGCTCACAAGTCAGTTCGAAAAGCTTGTGCCTGGCTTTTACTCATACTCAATTTATGAATTTAGTCACGATGTACAAATTACTGATGATGTTGATTTAGGTAAGTCATTAGAATCAGGGAAATTATTAGTTAAGGGCGAAATCGAGCAAGTAGAGATTATTAGCCCTATAAGAAATGATAGCTACTTGATTTATCACTAATGCAAAATAATGATGTAAAATTTATAGAGTTTAATAGACGTCCAACACCTCAACCAATTGAGAGGAAACAAGGTAACGGTGATGACAAACCGACTTACTGGGGCGAAGATAACTTATATCCAAACTTCTTATTACAGCTATATGGAGAGGTACCATTACATCAGTCTATCACCACATCAAAGGTTGATTATTTAATTGGTGATGGATTGGTTACTAAATCTGATGGTAAATTGGCGAAGTTTGATATTAGTATTTCTGACAGCCTCGAAGAAATAGTTCAAAAGATAACATTCGACTATGTAATCTTTAATTTTTTCGCTGTTGAAGTTCAATATAATCTTTTAAATAAACCATTCCGGTTCAATCACATACCAGCCCATTTCATTAGAGCTAATAAATCAAAAACCAAATTTTGGGTGTGTGATGATTGGCAGGCTAAGAAACAGGTGTTGACTTATGATAGATGGATTCGCGGTCAAAATGAAGATGGTAAGTCTAAAGTGTTTTTCTATCAAGGTTATGTACCATCGGCCAACAACGTGTATCCAGAGGTAAAATATAAATCAGCCATTACAAGTATGGTTACTGAAATGCTGGTTAATGATTTCAATAAAAACTCATTAGAAGATGGTTTCTCGGCTGCTCACATCATATCTTTTTTCAAAGGCATTCCGACATCTGATGATGCAAGGCAATTTGAGAAAAAATTCGGTGAAAGATATTCGGGTGTAAACGGACTAAAATATATTATCAATTATAACAACACAGAAGATAAAGGTGTAGCTGTTGATTCTATAGCCAGTGAAGATTATGCAAGTAAGTTAGTTGAGGTTAATAAGAAAATAGAAACCAATATTCTTACAGCTCATCAAATTACGTCTCCTATAATGTTTGGAATAAAAACAGAAGGTCAGTTGGGTGGGGCAACTGAAATCGAGACTGCTTATGAATTATTCAAAAACATTTATGTCAAAAATAACAGAAACATCATTGAGACAGGTTTGAACAAGTTATTCTCTGATGCTGGCATTGAAACAGTAGAATTTAAAGATAAAACTAATCTGTTTACTACTTCATTAGATGCCACAACACGCCAAAAAGTATTGACTATTGATGAGTTAAGAGCGTTGGATGGAAAAACTGCATTGACTAATGGTGAAGGTCTTAAACTAATCGGTTCAACTACATCAACTACTGCTACCAGTTCTTTGACCAAATTTACTTTATCAAAAACAGATGAAAGGTACAAAACAGGGAGAATATTAGTTGAAGAGGATTTCGAGTCAGTAAAACATTTAGGAACATCAAAATCTGATTTCTCGATATTGGACACGGCAGAGAATTTTAAATCTGCTGCACTGCAGTTCGATGATGATAAGGACATTGAAAATTATTTAATGGACAATGATTTGGATGGTAAAACCTTAACTGAAATCAAAGCTGCTATCAGAAAAGATTTAGGAATCGCGATTACAGTGGCAGATTTAGAGATAAAAATTTCGAAGCTTACCGATGCTGGGATTATTGAAAGTGATGTCAAGGACGGTAAAGTAAACAAGATAAAATCAGTAGATAAAGGTGGCCGTACTGTTGAAGTAATGTATGACTATCAGGTTAAGGTTGGCTATGGAGCACCACTTATTTCTACATCAAGAGGTTTCTGTGTGAAGTTAATTGAGAATGATAGGTTATATACACGAGAGGACATCCAAACGATGTCATCAATTTTTGGATATGATGTTTTTACACATTCAGGTGGTTGGTACACCAATCCTGACACTGGAAATGCGGAGAATCAATGTAGACACCAGTGGGTAATGCAGCGTGTCATAAAAAAACAAGCTAATGCATAATGAGAAAAATCCAGTTTTTAACGGTGCAGGAATTAATTGATAGTTCACCAGTTCAAACTAATGTAGATGAGAAAATCTTAAATCAGTCTATTCTCGAATTTCAGGAACTTGAATTGGAGCAGATTTTAGGTAAATCTCTATATCAAAGACTTAACAATGTATTAGTAAGCGGTGCAACCATTGATGATTATACTTACAGTGTCGCTGATGAAATGCTTTTTGCTAAAATAAAACCTGTCATGTTATATGGCGCATTGCTTTACTCATTAGCACCACTTCATTTTAAAATCACTAATAAGGGCATCCAAAAGCTTACTGATACTAATTCACAAACCGGTGATAGAACTGACATTGAATCATTGAGAGCAAGTTACACTTTCAAGCTTGACAGATACAAAGCTCTATTAGTTGATTACCTCGCTAATGATGATGACCCAGACACCAACGCTCAGTGTGATATTGATACATCGTTTGGAATTTCAGGAATTGCCATCCCCGATAATTCATTCAACGAAGATGAATATTATAAATCATCTGCTTACAAGACAGGCTATTACAGGAGGTTCATCTATTAATGATTACTATCAACCAATACATAAGAACTATTGAGAGCTTCTTTTTGCAACATCATCAAATTAATACTGTGAAATGCAGTGACGAGTTTGACTTCAATGCTGATAGCAAGATTGTTTATCCTGTAGCGCATTGTGAGTATATAACTCAAAACATCAATGGAAATAGCATCGCTCATCAGTTTGAGATTATCATCGCTGACCTGTTTGACCCGAAGATTAATGATGCTGCTTTAGAGATTTACAATGATTGTAACCTAATAGCAACTGATTTCATTGACTGGTTTGCTAATCAAACTGATGACTTTGAGATAAATGAAAATATTACTGTCCAAAAATTTACTGATGGAAACGTGGACAAAGTTGGCGGATGTGTTTTTGTTGCCACATTTACACAGTTCAGAGAAGCTAACAAGTGTATAATCCCTATTGAGGCTAATACAACAGATCCTGTGTCACCTGATGCACCCAAAATGTTTTATGGTGTAATTAGTCATCTACCAACTTGGAGCGATTTGGTGACGTTAAATTCAACAAATGAGATGACAGTTTTACTTAATACTGGTGCGAATAAAATGTTTGCTGTGGCTGTATTAAATGATTTTTCGATTGTCAGCATTAATGACATAAGTGCATCTGATTTGCTGTTAAATCAAGTTTATCAACCAATGGGGCAGTTAACTGATAGTTACGTTATTTATGATTTATATGTAATGCAACAAGCAATTAATTATTCGGAGAATCATATCCATCGAATAACGATAAAATAAAGAAGTATGAATGTTAGGCGAAGAAAGACCTATAGGAATAAAGTTAACCAACGGTGGAAATGTAGACTGGTTCTATGGTGGTGGTAATATTGCTTACTCAAGCAAATATGAGGTGTTTACTACTATTCCACCAATTGTCAGGCAGGGTAAAACTGTAGGTGTTTTTGAGAGCGGAAAAATAGTTGAATACTGGTTTGCCTCTGGAACTACTGAAGCTGATTTGATATTGAAAAATTTATCTACTGGCGATGGAAACGGCTCACAGGGTCCACAAGGTGAAAGGGGTGCTATTGGTGTTACTGGAGCTACTGGTTCGACAGGATTTCAAGGTGTACAGGGCATTATGGGAGCGACCGGAGCAATTGGATTTCAAGGTTCTCAAGGGTTGCAAGGATTTCAAGGCTTTCAAGGTTCTATAGGCTTGCAAGGAAGTCAAGGTGTTCAAGGTATTCAAGGTTATATTGGTGCAACAGGAAGTCAAGGCGTTCAAGGTTTTCAAGGTAACACTGGGGCAACTGGTACCCAAGGAATGCAAGGATTGCAAGGATTGCAAGGATTTCAAGGAAATGTAGGCGCAACAGGAAATCAAGGTGTACAAGGTTTTCAAGGTGCGATAGGTTCACAAGGTAATCAAGGTGTAGCCGGTGCAACGGGGCCACAAGGTTTGCAGGGTGCAACTGGGTCAAGTGGTGCAAGTATAACTGGTACATTCTTTCATGCACCGTTGGGTGTATTTCCAAATTCGAAAGATGCATCAGAGGGGCACGGAGCAAATGTCATTGTGGTAACAAAATTTTATTTACCATTCACTCTTTTGGTAAATAAATTATCAACGCATATAACTACACCAGGTGCAGCCGGCGCGACAGTTCAAATGGGTGTGTATTCAGAAGCTGGTAATAGACTTACTTACACAACACCATCAGCAGCATCAAATGTTGGATTAATCGAAGCTAATGTAGTAACGCCAATTACATTATCACCAGGGTTTTATTGGTCTGCATGGGTTCCAACGGATAATACAGTATTAGCCTATGGCACATTCAACAGTGGTAGCGGTTTCTTTAGAAATACTGTTTTACTGGGAGATGCAACTAATACCGTATCAGGTGGAGTTATGCCACCAACATTAGGAACTATTAATAATACAGGTAACAACTGCCAAGTGGTGTTACTTTCTACATAATCAAACAAACATCATCCTCAAACATGGACTTCATACTACATCTATTTAAAAAAATTTTCAGCTATGGATGGAAGCTGCAGTTGGCTTTTCTTCTTTACTTAACACCTATTCAGGGATATTTACTTTGCGTTTATATTCTGCTGTTTATTGACCTCATTAGTGGGGTTTATAAAGCTCTTATAGCTAAACAGAAAATCACCAGTAAGAGATTACGAGATACAATCGTAAAATACTTTTTCTATTCTTTGGCAATTTACATCGGCTTTGAAATAGATTTGAAAATCTTGCAAACTGAAACTGATTTTTATTTAAGTAGATTGATTGGCGGTACTATAGCAATGATTGAGGCTTACTCAATTTTAGAAAACATCAGTGTTATAACCGGGACAAATATTTTGGAGACGATAAAGAACAAGCTGGCAGATTATATAAATTCTAAAATAAAATTGCCAGATGTAAATCCAAATGATAAAGCTGAATAAGGTGCCGAATAGTTATTTTCTCGTTTATCCTTCCAATTATTTTATATTACTTTTACCATCAAATATTAATATTTGATGGAAAGTAAGTCTTCTAATAAAAACCTAACCGTAGCTAGAAATTCCAAAAAAGATGAGTTTTATACACAACTTTCAGACATTGAAAAAGAGTTAAATCATTATAAGGAACACTTTAGAGACAAGGTCGTTCTATGTAATTGTGATGACCCGCGAGTAAGTAATTTTTTCCATTTCTTTTCTTACAATTTTGAACAATTAGGCTTAAAAAAACTGATAGCTACTTGTTATAAAAATCAAAATGCCGACTTATTTAGTGAGAACAATTCTGAAAGAGCTATTTATTTGGAATATGAAGGCGATAAGAATGGAAACAAAATTCCAGATCCGGAGGAAATCGGAATAAAATATTTGAATGGAGACGGTGATTTTAGAAGTCGTGAATGCATTGAACTTCTCAAACAAGCTGACATCGTGGTTACAAATCCACCATTCTCGCTTTTTAGAGAATATGTAGCTCAATTGATAGAATATAATAAGAAATTTGTGATAGTCGGACATCAGAACGCTATTTCCTATGTCGATATTTTTAGACTTATTAAAGAGAATAAAATTTGGTTGGGTTACGGATTTAACGGTGGGGCAGCCCATTTCATAAATCGACATTACGAAAACTATGCGACGGCGGGTGACCACAAAGAAGGAATGATTAGAGTTTCAGGCGTCACTTGGTTTACAAATTTAGAAATTAAAAAGCGTCATGAAGATTTGATTCTATACAAGTCTTTTTATGGCAATGAGAGTGAATATCCTAAATACGACTATTATGATGCAATCAATTGTGATAAGACTAAGGATATACCAATGGACTATAAAGGTTATATAGGTGTTCCCATAACATATTTAGACAAGTATAATCCCGAGCAATTTGAAATTGTGGATGCTATCGGAAGGTATAGTCTAATTCATGGCGCTACTAAGGAAACCAAAGGCAAGTACCTGACCAAAATTAACGGGGAAAAGACTTATGCCCGGGTAATTATTAGAAATAAGAAGTTGTAATTATGAAGATTGAGCTTAAAGAAGTTGCTGTCAAAGAATTAATTAGAGGTTATGAAGACAATAATGAAAACGGTGTGGTTGGCTTTGATGGAAAATTAGACATTCGACCACCTTATCAGCGTGAGTTTATCTATGGAGAAAAAGAACGTAGGGCGGTAATTGATACTTTGCAGAAGGATTTTCCATTGAATGTTATGTACTGGGCTGTTAGAGAAGATGGTGGGTTTGAAGTCATAGATGGACAACAAAGAACACTATCAATTTGCCAGTATGTTAATGGTGATTTTTCAGTTGAAGGATTAGGTTTTCACAATCTTCAAAATGACAAACAAGAGCAAATATTGAATTATAAACTTATGGTTTATTTCTGCTCCGGCACTGATAGTGAAAAATTAGAATGGTTTAAAACAATTAACATTGCCGGCAAGCCACTGTTTGACCAAGAATTAAGGAACGCTGTATATTCAGGGTCTTGGGTTTCTGACGCAAAAAGATATTTCAGTAAAACCGGCTGTGCTGCATATGGTCTTGGTAGTGATTATATGAATGGGTCACCTATTAGACAAGAGTATTTAGAGACTGCAATCGATTGGATATCTAATGGTGACATTCGGGGTTATATGTCGGCTCACCAACACGATTCCAACGCATCTGCTTTATGGTTGTACTTCCAATCAGTTATAACTTGGGTTAAATCAACTTTCACCATTAAACGTAAGTTTATGAAGGGCGTTGATTGGGGAAGTCTTTATAATAAATATAAAGACGTAGTGTACGACACTAAAGCAATTGAGGCAGAAACTGCTAAACTAATAGCAGATGATGACGTAGAAAACAAAAAGGGTATTTATCCATACATTCTTGGTCGCGATGAAAGATATTTGGGTATCAGAGCATTCTCTGATAGCATGAAGATGAAAGTTTATGAAAGGCAAAATGGTATTTGTGTGAAGTGTGGTAAAAGTTTTAAATTTTCTGAAATGGAAGGTGACCATATTACACCATGGCACGAGGGTGGTAAAACTATCGAATCGAACTTGCAGATGTTGTGCAAAGACGATAATAGGAGAAAGTCAGGAAAGTAATTGTTTTGGTGTGTTAATGATAATGCCCCGAACGGTGATAGTATCGGGGCATTATTTTTTTATGCTGCTTCGCAAATTGCTTGTGAAGTAAACTGTTTGATACTCAAGTCAAAATTATCTGGGTTCAATTCTATACCAATGTACTTTCTATCAAGAGCAGTAGCGCAAACACCAGTGGTTCCTGATCCACTGAAAATGTCAAGTACAACATCGCCTGGCCTTGATGTCAATAGAATAGGTAAAATTGGTAGATAGCTTGGCATTAAAGCAGGATGGTCAACTCCACCAAGTGCAGTCACCTCTCTTTGGCGAACTGCGGCATTATGACCTTTGATGACGTTTTCAACGTCTTGAGCATCCATGAAATCCTTTAATCTAAAATATGGCCTACTTAGAGTGTAACCACTTTCTTTTTTACCTGTCTGTTTAGTGTTTCTGTCATTGGGGCCAGATACGATTCTTATTTCGCTGTCAGTGCTAACCCTTACTTCATTGTAGTAGTAAGTAGTTGTATCAAGTACGAAATGAAAAATCTTTTCGTAAGTTGGTTTTAACTTCCTTTCATTAGAAATAGGGATTGAATTTGTTTTAGCCCATACTATTTCATTCACTAATTTTAAATTTAAACGTTCTGCAATAGCCAGTGCAACTTTTGCGGGAACCATTTGAGAACAACCATCTTTGTAAGACTCACCTATGTTTAAGAAAAATGAACCATCTTTTTTAAGTACTCTCTTGACTTCTTTTAGATGCTCTATAAGAGCATCTACATATTGATTAACCGAACTTTCTAATCCCAGTTCGTTTTCACCATTGTTATAAACTCTTAAACCAGAGTATGGGGGAGATGTGAAAACAACGTTTACCGATTCATCTTCAAGTATATTGGTCAAGTCAAAACATGACTGGTTGTATAGTTTAACATCATCAGTAATGAAGGCAGGTCTAAAATTGGGTGCCGATATATTTACAACGTTATCCTCTTTGTTATTTGCATGATTGAAGGATGGTAACCGAGGTGCAATCACCTTATTAAAAGATACAATCTTGCCTACAATTCTTTCGGTCTCTAATGATGGTTTGATAGCTATCATCATAGAATGAGCCCTGTCAATTGATAGATTTTTTTCAATCATCGTTTCTATAAACTCAATCTTTTTATGTGCCGGAGATAACCTTTCAAACTGAACTATTTCCCAAAGTTTACGAAGTGTTGATCCAGATATGCCACCTATAATTCGAGCTGCTTTTTCAAACCGATTACCTTTACCTAATACATTATCATATTCTTTCAGTAAGTCGTTTCGTTGGCCTTGATTCTTACCAATAAGGTCTAAAAGGATTTCAGCCTCATTTATCTTTTCTGTTAAAGATTTAGTTCTATGTTGATTGCTGAATACTGCAATGAGAGCCTGATTTGAATTATCAGTGTCAACAATTATAACATCCAAATACTCTATACCCGCATTTAAAGCAGCTTTGAACCTACGGCCACCAGAGCGAATTTTTAAATTAGAATCCACAGTGATAGGCTGTAGTTGCCCCACTTGTAACATAGATTGCCCCAGTTCCTCAATCGCATCAATATCGTTATATGTATAGATTTTGTTAAGAACATCGTCTAATGATAAATCAGCTGTTTTTACTTTAATTACTGTGTTCGCTTGAATAAAATTCTTTTTCAT